GAATGTGAACCACATGTTTCAAGAGAGTTAAGTTCGTTCTTTGAGTTTGAAGTGCCTGGTGCAAGATTCATGCCTGCCTATCGTAATAGAATGTGGGATGGTAAGATTAGATTATTCTCACAAAAAACAAACAAAATTTATGTTGGATTACTTTCATATCTTGAAGATTTTTTTAAAAATAATGAACTAGAATATGTTTTGCATGAAAATGTAGAAGATAAAAAGTTGATAAATGTAAATGATGTGAATGGATTTGTTAAGTCTTTGAAGATCCCTTTTGAAGCAAGAGATTATCAATTTGATGCAATATGCACTGCGATTGAAAAATCAAGAAGATTATTTTTATCACCAACTGCATCAGGTAAGTCTTTTATCATCTATTGTTTAGTTCGTTATTATAGAATGATGAACAAAAAAATATTAATATTAGTTCCAACGACATCGCTTGTAGAACAAATGACAAGTGATTTTATATCATATGGTTGGGATGATGATAACATACATAAAGTTTATTCAGGTTATGATAAACAAACAGATAAACCTGTAGTGATATCTACGTGGCAATCGCTTTACAAACTTCCTAAAAAATATTTTGAACAATACCAATGTATCTTTGGTGATGAGGCACACACGTTTAAAGCAAAGTCACTTACTAGCATCATGGAAAAATTAGAGGATTGTCCTTATCGTTTTGGTTTTACTGGTACACTTGACGGAACACAAACACACAGATTAGTTTTGGAAGGTTTATTTGGAAAGGTAGAAAAAGTTATTTCCACAAAAGAACTTATGGATAAAAAAACATTGGCAAAATTAGATGCAAACTGTATCGTGCTTAAATATGGTGAGGATGAAAGTAAACAAATTAAAGATCATAAATATTCTGAAGAAATAAATTTTCTTGTAAGTCACAATAAAAGAAATACGTTCATCATTAATTTATGTAAAAGATTGAAAGGCAACACTCTATGTCTATTTCAGTTAGTCGAAAAACATGGTAATGTATTATACGATATGATGAAAGGTGATAATACTCATTATGTACATGGAGGCACAAGTGCTGAAGACAGAGAGAGGGTTAGAGAACTTGTTAACAATTCAGATAATTCAATCATCATTGCATCGTATGGTACTTTCTCTACTGGTATTAATATTCCTAATCTTAATAACATCGTGTTCGCAAGTCCAAGTAAAAGCAGAATACGTGTGTTACAATCAATTGGCCGTGGGTTGCGTAAGTCCACAAATAAAGATTCCGTTTTAATTTATGACATATGCGATGATCTATCATACAAAGGTAAGAAGAACTTTACATTATTACATTTTGAAGAAAGAATAAATATATACAACGAGGAAAGTTTCTCATATAGGATAAACACAGTAAACATATGACACAACAAATAATAAAATTTAATTCAGGTGATCAAGTGATTTGTGATGTTATCAAAGATTCAGGTGATTATCTATCTATCGAAAACCCAATGAAAATGGATACAGTGCCAAGAGTAACAAGAAAAGGTATTGTTGAATCGTTAACATTATCAAGATGGTTATATCCTTATAGTGAACAAAAGATATGCAAAGTAAGAAAAGATTCAATCACAACAATAATGTCTGCATCTGAAGGTATGAAAACATTTTATAGAAGACAACTAGATCAAGGTGTAAAAACTGAACTAAAAGTTCATGATTGGGATGCAAAAGATTTAGGAGAAGATTATGATGAAGATGAAGTTAGAAGATACCTTGAAAGTTTAGAACCTTCAAAGTCTGTAAAGAAAAAGATACTTCATTAACTCATACAGGACAAGCCTGATTATACAGGTTTAAAAAATAAAGTCAAGGGTAAATAAAATTTTTTTGATTGACATTTATCCCATAAAGTGATAGATTATTACATGGCCAGAACTAAGAAAAATCCACAACATTACGTAGATAATAAAAAACTTTTAGAAGAAATGAAAAAGTTTAAAAAGGATTGTAAAGATGCTGATGCAGTTGGTGATAACATGCCACCTGTACCTGATTATGTTGGCGAGTGTTTTTTGAAAATTGCAAATGGATTATCATTTAGACCTAACTTTATTAATTATACTTATAGAGATGAGATGATATCAGATGGCATAGAAAATTGTTTACAATACGTATATAATTTTGATCCAAATAAATCTAATAATCCTTTTGCATATTTTACTCAGATAATATACTTTGCGTTTATTAGACGTATTCAAAAAGAAAAAAAACAAACACATATCAAACATAAAATAATTGAGAAAGAAGAATATAGAACACACGATACTTTGGCAATGGATTCAACAAATTATAGTATTCATGGTTTTGATCCTACTATCATGTTACCTGATGAACCAGTTTACAAAACAAAAGAAAAAGAAAAATCACAACAACCGTCTGGTCTTGAGGAGTTTATGGAAGATTAATGAAAGTTGCTATATTATGTGATTCGCACTTTGGTGCAAGAAATGATAATTCTTTTTTTCTAGAATATATGTTACAATTCTATGAGGGAATATTTTTTCCTTATTTACAACAACACAATATCAAAACTGTAATTCATTTAGGTGACTTAATGGATAGAAGAAAATATGTATCTATTAAAACTGCGAAAGAGTTTAGAGAAAGATTTATGCTTCCTATAAATCATTTGAAGTTAGACTTTCATTGTCTTGTTGGTAATCATGATATCTTTTTTAAAAATACAAATGATGTAAATTCTTTAAGAGAACTAATTGATGGTAGATCAAATAAAATTAAAATATATGAAGATCCAACTGAAGTCAATATAGGTGGACTAGATATTTTATTTTTACCATGGATTACACCACAGAATCAAATATACACTGAGGGTATGATAGATTCTACAGATGCTTCTATCGTAATGGGTCATCTAGAAATAAAAGGTTTTCAAATGTACAAAGGAATACAAAGTGATCATGGTATCGATAAAAGTTTATTCTCAAAATTTCAATCAGTGTTTTCAGGTCATTATCATCATAAATCAGATGATGGTCAGATATATTATCTTGGAGCACCTTATGAGATTTATTGGAATGATTACAATGATCCAAAAGGATTTCATATATTTGATACAGAAACTTTAGAACTAACAAGAGTTTTAAATCCTTTCAGAATGCATGAAAAAATATTTTATGATGACACACAAACAGCATATGAAAATCATGATGTCACACAATATACAAATAAATTTGTAAAGGTAGTAGTTGTTAATAAAAAAGATCTTTATCAGTTTGATAGATTTATGGAAAGACTAATGAAGGCAAACTGTCATGATGTCAAAGTAATTGAAGACTTCTCTGATTTATCTGCTGACTCAGTATCAGATGATATAGTTCAATATGCAGAGGACACTACGACATTAATAAACAAATATGTTGATGAACTTGAGATAGAATTAGATAAAGATAGAATCAAAAGAATTATGAGAGGATTATACAATGAGGCTCAAGATTTAGAATTATGATTAATTTTAAAACTGTGCGTTGGAAAAATTTTCTTTCTACTGGTAATCAATTCACAGAGATACCTTTAGATAAAAATGCGACAACACTTATCGTTGGCGAAAACGGTGCAGGTAAATCAACAATACTAGATGCATTATGTTTTTCACTATTTGGAAAACCTTTTAGAGTGATTAGTAAATCACAATTAGTAAATTCTATTAATGATAGAGAGACAGTTGTTGAAGTTGAGTTTAGTATAGGAACTAAAGAATGGAAGATCGTAAGAGGTATTAGACCAAATACTTTTGAGATATATTGTGATAATATTTTAATTAATCAAGATGCAAACTCAAGAGATTATCAAAAATTTTTAGAACAAAATGTTTTAAGATTAAATTATAGATCATTTACACAAGTTGTCATTTTAGGATCATCTACGTTTGTTCCTTTTATGCAACTCAAAGCATCTCATCGTAGAGAAGTTGTTGAAGAGATACTTGACATAAAAATATTTTCTATCATGGGTATGTTACTAAAACAAAAGATAAAAGATATCGCAGATGAAATAAAAGAGTTGGATTATCAGTTTGAACTTGCAGTAGAAAAGATTGCAATGCAACAAAATTACATTGATGATATGAAAGCAAACAAAGAACAAATCATATCAGATAAACAAGTCACACATAAAAATAATAAAACTGTCTTAGATGAAAGAACTGAAGAGTTTGATTTTATTGGTGATGAAAGTATTGACTTGATGAAACAAGTAGATGATCAAGATATCGTAAAAAATAAACTACAAAAGTTTAATAATCTTAGAGCTACACTGATTGAAAAACATAAACAGTTAACAAAAGATGCAGATTTTTTTAAGAACAATGATAACTGCCCAGTATGTTTACAAGATATAGAATCTTCACACAAACAATCAATGTTAACAGATAAAGAAAATAAAATAAAAGAAATAGTTGATGGCGCAACTAAACTTAAAGATGAATTAACAGATGTTGAAAATAGATTGAATGAGATCAATGATATAATGACAAAAGTTCGTGATAATGAAGTTAGAAGAGCAGAGTTATCATCATCGATTACAGAATTAGAAAAATACAATAAAAAACTAGAAGATGAGATTGCATCATTTGAGGCAGGTTCAGTATCAGAGACAGACATTGATAAATTATCAAATATGAAAGATGAATGCAAGGGTATCGAGAATACTAGAAGTACAAAGAAAGAAGAGAGAACTTACGTACACGCAGCCAGAGATATGTTAGATGATGCAGGTATCAAAACAAAAATCATCAAACAATATCTACCGATTATGAATCAGTTAATTAATAAGTATTTAATGTCAATGGAGTTTTATGTAAATTTTAATCTAGATGAAAACTTTAATGAAACTATCAGATCAAGATTTAGAGATGCGTTTAATTATGCGTCATTTAGTGAAGGTGAAAAAATGCGTATTGATCTTGCTTTACTTTTTACATGGAGAGCGATTGCAAAGATGAAAAATTCTACAAATACAAATCTTTTAATACTTGATGAGATATTTGACAGTTCACTTGATGGTCAAGGAACAGATGAGTTTTTAAGAATATTAAATACACTTGATAATGAAAATGTATTTGTAATAAGTCACAAAGGTGATCAACTTGTAGATAAATTTAGAAATAGTATCAAGTTTGAAAAGACACAAAACTTTAGTAGGATAGCATCATGATACATAAAAAAATTAAAAAAATAAAATTATATCTTTTATTGTATTGGAATACATTCTTAAAAAGATTTAAGAAAAAAGAAAAACATGACAATTTCATCTACGAAGATAAATGAGGTTTCAATTGGTATTACAAACTTTTGTAATGCAGGTTGTCCTCAATGTCATCGCACTAATCCTAATGGGTTGAATACAGTTGATTGGTTGCCACTAACGTCTTGGTCACTTGATGACTTCAAAAGAGCATTTCCAACATTTAAAAATATTAATATTATTGAGTTCTGTGGTATTTGGGGCGATCCAATCATGGCAAAAGATATATTTGAAATCTGTAAATATATAATAGACAATTCAGATTGTAAAATAGAAATACTAACAAACGGTTCTATACGAGATGAAACTTGGTGGTGGAATCTTGGAGTTATGTGTGGAAACAGACTTGAGGTTATTTTTGATATTGATGGCATAACACAAGAGATGCATCAACAATATAGAAGAAAAACAAACCTGCAAAAGATACTTAACAATATGGAAACATTAACATCAACGTTTGCAAAAGCAAAAACATTCACAGTTGTTTTTAAACATAATGAAGACTACATTGAAGAAATAGAAAAACAAAATAAATCTTATGGTGCATTTTTTTGTGAGTTTGTTCATTCAAATAGGATATTTGATGAGGAAGATAAGTTTCATTATGTGGATGAAAATGGCGAGAAACAATTTTTAGAAAAATCTTACAAAAAACTTCCTGT